AATGTTCATGAAATTGAGATTCACCCTAATATCGTGAGTGAATTAATTGAGCGTGAGCGCCTTGATAGAGCGAATGCATTCATTAAGTCTAAGCTAGCTAAGTTAACAGTTGGTGAATTGAATGAGCTACAGGTTGATATCAATCTTGTCATGTTTGACGAGATGATTGCTGATGGCGAAGCCCATGTGGCATCTCAGGAAGTTGTTGTATCTGATAATAAATTTGAGGAGCCAGTGACTGAGGTATTTATTCCTGAGATGGCGGCATCTATTCCTGAAGGTGTTGAGCAGGTAGAAACTAAAGTAGAGGAAAAATCTACTCATGACGGGAAAAAATTACCTTCTAAAAAAGGTAAGAAGTAATTGGTTAATGAACAAGATGTCGGCAGGGTCAAGTACCTTGCCGGTGTCCTTCAAGACCTCCATTCAGTATGGAAGCCGCATCCTGGGCAGCTACCCATTGGTAGGGCATTGTTTATCGATGGTAAAAAAGATGTTGTGCTGGAGTGCGGTAGAAAATACGGGAAAACTGACGTACTGTGTTATGCCCTGTATCGATGGGCATTAACTAATCCTGGAACATTTAATTATTATTTTGCTCCATTTAAAGATCAGATTAATGACCTTGTATGGAAAAATGGAAGGATGCCTGACTTTTTTCCAGAGAATCTTAAAAAAAAGTATATTGAATCTATCAATAATACTGATCAACGTATTATTTTCAAGAATAAATCTTTTATTAAATGTGATGGATCAGATAACTACGAGAAGGCCAGAGGATACTCTGCGACTGGGCTGTCTTGTTATGATGAGACGAAGGATTTTCGTAAGGAATTCCACGTTGGATTTGACCCCAATAGAGCCATTACCGATGCACCTCTTTTGGCCGTTGGATCTCCTGGCGGAGGAGAGAATCTCCTATCACAGCTATGGGATGCAGCTCAATTAACTAAGCATGGTGCTGCCTTTAGGATGCCCTCTCATTTAAATCCCCATATATCAGCTGAATATTTAGAGAAAAAGAGAATCGAGCATATTGCCAAGGATGAGCTCGAGGTTTACCAGCAAGAGTATCTTGCAATGAGGGTAAAGCTAGGTACTAAGTACATCTTTCCCATGCTCACAGAGGCGGTTAAACAGCCGTACGATGAAGCCCTTGCCTATGTTAAGAGGCATCGTAAGGACTACGACTTTTTCATATCAGCTGACCCGGGATCAGCTAAATGTTTTGCCGTATTATTTGGAGTTGTTCACAGATATGACAAGCACGTTATCATTTTAGATGAGCTTTATGAGACTAAGATGGGCCAGAACTCAGTTGGAGTAATGGCACCTAGGATTTTAGAGAAGATTAATGAAATTAATCGTAACTATGATGATTGGCTAGCTTGCTATGACCATGCTGCGACTTGGTTTTTCTCTGAGCTTATTGGAACCATGGAAGATTTTCCGGTTAATTTTATCAAGTGCGAGAAGGATCTTAATAATAAGGAAGCTAAGCTTTCTATGATTAAAGATATGATCCTGACTAAAGTTTTCACCATGACTGATAGATGTGTGAAGCTTTATTGGGAGATGGAGAATTATAAGAGAAAAGATAATGGATTAATTGCGAAGGAAAATGACCATGAAATTGACAATTTACGCTATATGTTAAACCTTGCTAGCTATGAGTTCACACCGGCGGCAAGACCGGTAAACTTTAGATCAATTATAACACACGCAAGTCCAGCAATGGATGATTTTTTGGAGAGGAAATATGGAGGATCAAGTTATGACAGCTATGATGATTGGGGTAATGACCGTTAGTGTATTGGTGTCAATTATTGCATCAGTTGTTGCATTTTGCGCTTGGGTCGAGTTAAAATCTTTTATGAAATCAACACACAAGATCGAATATATTCCATTCGAGCCACCTGTCGGGAAGGACGGAAAGCCGAAGTCAGTGGAGTCTGTCGATCCCCTTAAAGAATATGGGATAATTTAATGAGAGACGGAATTTGGGACGGTAATGATACTTTAAGTTCAACTTCAAGAAATGAGAAAGATCTTCCATTTATTGACTATACCAATGAGGAAGAGCTTCTCACTTGGATGAATAATGACCTTGATGACAAGTACGACTCTAAGAGTGAGCGATTAGAATATATTGCTAGGCTTGAGAGAATGTATGAAGGTGAGGTCTACGATGTAGGCCCTAGATTTACTGGTATTAATGATATCGATGAGTCAACTACTCGTCGCCCTAGTTCTATCTTTAACATGATGAACGAGATGACTGAGACTAAAATGTCTCAGAGGGCGAGAAATAAGGCAGGGATCCAGGTTGTCCCTTCTAAGGTTGGGATTGAGTATGAGAATCAATCAGAGGCAGTTAAAGCACTTCTAACGGCGAAAGCTCAAGAGGTGGATATTGATACAAGGGCATCTGACGGGGATAAGTCTAATTTCATCACAGGGTGTAGCTATACATATATCCCTTGGAATAGAAATATAGGGCCTATGAATCCCCTATACCTACAAGCAGTAGAGATGGGGCTTGAGATTGATCCGACTGTGCCGATGCATAAAGGCGACCTTGATATCCAAATCTATGGTCCTGATAGAGCATTTCATCAATTAGGTAAGCGCAGATGGCAAGATGTTGATGATATTACTTTTGTCGATTTTATTGGAATTGATGAAGTTAAGCACGACTACCCAGATGCAGCAGATAAAATCTCTCCTTCATCGGGGGATTATATTGGGAATAGAATTTGTCCTGAAGAATATCGCAGTGATAAATTTGTCCTTGTTGGTTGCTTTTATCGCCGCCCGACTAAGTATATGCCTCGTGGTGCCTATGTAAAATTTACTAGAAGTGCAATTCTAGAGGTTATTTTTGATAAGTACCCATACAGGGATAATCAACTACCAGTAATTTACGATACTGATATCGATCTTCGTGATTCAATTAATGGTAAGCCGTTTCTTTCAAATATTGATAAGCCACAACGTCTTCATGACATGGTGTCAGCTTCTATGGCCAGAGGGATTGCGATTGCGAACTCTCCTAAGTGGTTCTATCAGAAAGGATCAGTTGACCCTCAACAGTTAGGTAATAATTACTCATCTGTAGAGGTTAGAGGGCCTATAGAGCCTAAGCTTGTGACTTTCAATGGTATGCCTCAGGGTGGATTTGAAATGATGGCAGTCGCTCAAAATGGCATCCAGAGAGGGGCAAGTATCTCTCCTATGCTTTTAGGTGAGCCACCTAAATCAGCTAGATCGGGGTTAATGTTCCAATCGTTAATTGAGCAGGATGAGACTCGTGAATCTTTAGGAATTGCAAAGAGACAGACGAGGATTTTAGCTATTTATAAGATGATGTTATCTCGTATGCAACAGTTCTATAAACCTGAAGATGGGCGAATCTTTAAATATCTTGGCGAAGATAACTCATATTTAATCTTATCTTTTGAGAATTTAAATATTGAAGGTGATTATGATTTAAGGTTTGAAAATTCTTCTGCTCTTCCAGATTCTAAGACAAATAGAATTCAGGCAATTATTGAGCTTAACCAAGCGACTCAGAATGATCCGATGTTTGATAAAGAGTCAATTGCTCAACTTCTTGATCTTGGAAATGATAAGAGGTTTAGAAATCAAGCGACATCTGCAGTAAAAGCAGCTCAATTTAAACTTCAACAAATTATTGATGGGTCTGGGTATACACCTCCACAGCCATGGGATGATTTTATTGTCGAGTATCCATTATTTATTCAAGCTCTTCGTCAGCGTGAATACAAAGGGAATAATCCTCAGGTGCAGCAAGGGCTTCATAACTATATCAAGTCTATGGAGTACTTAATGTGGGAGAAATCTAAAATGAACCCTACATTTGCAGCAAGGGCAATGGCATTTAAAGAATATCCTGTATTCTTCCAAGTTCCCATTACTCCTCCAATGAATCCAGATGCAAATAAGACAACACAAGAAATTATTGTAAACGATAAATCTAAGACACAAAAAGAAGGAGAAGTAACAAATGAGTGATGAATTAAGTACAGGATCAGTTGAGCCAGCAGGAGACGCATCGAATAGATTATCTTCGATCATGGACATGGAATATGAAAGCAAGCCTGTAGAGGAAGATATCGAGGTTGAAGATGATAAGAAGCCAGCTCCATCGGATGAGCAACCAAAAGAAAAAAATAAAGCAGATAAACCTAAAGCAGATTCAGACGATGAAGAAGAGTCTGAAGAAGACGATAAAGAAGAAGAAAAAGAAGTAAAAAAAGAAAAGGAAGAAGAAAAGAAGAAATTTAAATATAAGGTCGATGGCCAAGAGGAAGAAGTTGAGGTCACTGATGATGACATTAAGGCCGCCCTTTCAGCAAAATCAGCCAATGTAAAAAAGATTAATGAGCTTAACGTAGAGAAGAAGCAGTGGCAGGCAAAGGTAGCTGAGTCTGAGGAAACAGTTAATTACGTTAAGCAAGAGATGGGTTCACTTCGCGGAGAATTCGAGAAGGGGATTGAGGGATTTAAGAAAAATGGAGTAAACTCAGGAAATCCTTTAAGTCCTATATATAATTTACTTGACAAGATGGGACTTGACACTGCACAATTTGATAAAGCGGCACTTTTTTATTTTTTACCGATGGCAGAAAAGTTTTCTGCATTAAGTGATGAAGGCAAGGAGCTGTTTCTATCTAGGCACGAGAATGAGTGGCACAAGAGAAAGCAAGGCTCGCTAGAAAAACAGAGAGCTGAAACCGCTGAACAACAGCGTAAGTTTCAGGAAGAAAGCTCTGAATTGCGTAAGGCCAATATTTCTACTGAACTCCGTTCTGAACTAGAGAAGGAACTCTCTGATATGGGTGTAAAGGATATTAACCATAAAAAGGTTATTGAATGGAACCAAATCAAGCCATCGTTCTTAAGGGCGCAAGGGATTGCAGAGAAAGTACCTGGCACTAACGTCAATAAGATTGCAAAAATCCTATTGGAGTTTCCAGACACTACAGACGAAGAAATCCTAAACCATTTGGGCCATAAAGAATTAGAGAAAGAGAATGTGGGCAAGAAGCTAGCAGAATCTAAACCTAAGAATGGACAAATGCCAAGCAAGTCGCGTGATAAAATCGAAGATGAGGTCGATAAAATGTTTAACACAATGTTTAGGAGATAAATAAGATGGCTACATGGAGCATGACGAGCGTACAAAGTGCGTTCAAAATTAAATACGGAAAACTTGCCGATAGAGTTTTCAACGCTGGGAACCCTGTTCTTATGCAAATTTCTACGAAAGAAGATTTCGTGGGATCAAAATTAGTAGATGAAAACCCACTTGGATTTTCTGGTTCAGTAGGATCAAGAAAATTACCAAAGGCCGGAGCTGGTAACTATGCTAACTCTGAACTTTTCTCTAAAAAACTATACGGAAGAGTTGTAGTTGACCGTGAAGCAATGAAGGCTTCTTCTACTTCAGAAGGTGCATTCTTTAAATTCATGGATAAGCCAGTTAAAGACACTATGGAGTCTTTTGACCGTAACCGTTCAAGAATGTTCTATAACGATGGATCTGGTGTACTTGGTAAAGGTAACGCTGGTGCAGCTGATGTAACTGGTAACGGTTCTGAAGCCACTCCATACCTAGTAAACTTCGTAGCAGCTGAATTCTTCGAGCAAAACTGGGAAGAAAGAGACTATGTTCAAGTTGTAACTGGTATCAGTAATACTGTTACTAACGGCGGTGGTACTGCTGAAGGTGGAGATACTGAGACTAACCTTCTTGAAGTTGTATCTGTTGACCCTGTTGCTAGAACAATTGGTCTAGTTGGAACATCTACTGTTCTTGCAGGCCTTGTAACTGCTGTTGATCCGTTACCTGCTACTTCTGCAATCGTAATGCAAAGATCATACATGGGAGATATGACAGGATTAAGACTCCTTTCTAAAGCTTCTATTGCTCATGATTCAGGAACAATTGTAAACATCTACGGAATCCCAACTTTCAGACGTTGGAAAATGTTCACAAAGAATGCCTCTGGTGGAGCAATCTCTACAGCTCTTTGTAACGAAGTAGCTATCGGAGTTGAGTCTAAAACTGGTAAGACTGTAAATTTAATTGCTACATCTTATACTCAGTTTGGAAAGTTCCTTGATCTTTCTGAGACTCAAAAGCGTTATACTACTGTAGTCCCAGCGGCTCCAGCTTATAACAAAGCTCAATTCGGTTTCAAAGCTGTTGAGTACATGACTTCTACTGGCCCAGTAGCAGTTATCCCAGACAGAATGGTTCGCAAAGATGAAGTATGGTTCCTAAATAAGAACTATATCGAATTCAGACTGCGTCCAGGTGGAGCTGAGTGGTTCACTGAAGACGGTACAACTTTCCTAAGAGTATTCGAAGACGATAGCTATGAAGCTCGTTACGGTACTTACGGTGAGTGCCAAATTTCTCCATCTTTTCAAGGTCATCTCTATGGGTTAGCAGTCTAATCTTAAGAAAAATACTGGGGGCTTCGGCCCCCTTTTTATTTGTATTTCTGTCAAATTTAACTACAATTTAAGTATCAAAATTAAAATCTATTAATTTGCCTAGTAAGGAGCGAATAAAGATGTCAGATGTATTACAAGCAGCTAAAACACGCGAATATGTAAAAGAAGATATTGTCGGTCAAGATGGAAAATTAGTTCCTAATTCTGGTGATAAGCTATCTTATGTAACTGCCCAAGAGATCCCTGGAAAAAGAATTGCTATGGATGTCCTAATCCATGGAGTAACGGTTCAATCTACAGGCCATATAATTGAGGCAGGATCAGTTCAAAGAAGAATTGTATCTACTGCTCACGGGGCGAAAGCCGGGCAATTCATGAGGCCCACAAGTGGAAATTCTGTTAATGAAGAAATTCCTATTACTAAGGTTATTGATGCCAATACCTTCGTAATTGCAGCACCGTTTGATTTATCACTTGCTGACACATTTGAGATAGTCAGAACGGTAACTCCTAACTATACAGCGGCCGGGGATCTTAACGTTGTTGTTTCTGGTTCAGGTCCTATTGAATTTAATTTGGATGGAGTTTCAACGGTAGTATCTGAAGATACGGTGGCACCAGTAAATAGTAATCCATTACCTTCAAAAATGTTTATTGAAGTTGATGGGGTCATGTATCCAGTCAGGAAAGATACTTCTGTTCCTGCTAATACAGTATCTGTTCCGGTAGAAATTACTGGAGCATCTGGCCCGATAAATATCACAGCTGGAGATTTAAATGTTCAGCTATCTGATCAAGGTCCGAATGCCGATGTTACAAGAGTTGGTGATGGAACTAATCAGTGGGGAATGAATGCCTCTAAAGAGGGACTAGTTCATGATGCAGATGCATTAGCGGAATTAGTAGATATCAATGTCGATACATCTGATATTGCAGACTCTGTGGCATCAATTGATACTAAAACTCCAGCACTAGTTGGTGGTAATGTTCCAGTTGTAATGACTGGTGTTTCTACAGAAGCAAAGCAAGATGCTCAAATAACTTCTTTCGGTACAAGAACCGACACGATGGCCACGGATTATTTTGGGAACTTTTCTTTCATGGCACTTGTTAAGCGCCTTGGTTTATACCTCAGCTCAATCGACACACAAATGGTCGGGAAGGCCACAGAGGCTACTCTTTCAGCGATCAACACAAAGACCCCATCACTCGGTCAGGCGCTAGCTGCTTCTTCTGTTCCAGTTGTTCTTCCAGCGCTACAATTGTCTGCCATTGCAAGCGAGACAACTCTTGCTGCCATGTCTGCAAAGCTTCCAGCTTCTCTGGGTACAAAGACTTCTGCCTTATCCTTATCTGTAACTGGTGCAAGCGATGCTGTTTTTAGAGTGTCATCAACACCCACGGGAACATCAACATTTGCAACTCAAACAGTTGTTCATGGTGCGGTATCAACATTTACAGTGCCAGCCAATGCAAAAAGAATGGTTGTTTACAACAATGCTGATGCCACGGCGGCAAACAGAATCAGAAGAGGGAACGCAGCCGCTGCTCCAAACTGGGCAACATCTACCGGTCCTATTCTTGGTGTCGGTTCTTTCACTTCTGAATTACCGGCATCAACTTTTACTTGCATCGCTGAAAATGCAGACTCGTCTGCCAATATTTCAGTAGAATATTTTTACTAAGAGGTTTTATGAAAAAATTATTATTACTACTTTTACTTTCGACAAATGTTTTTTCCCAAGGTGACCCTGCTCCTTACATTAAGGGACAAAGTTCATCTGGATTAGGGAATATTGGATCGACGATTCAAGTTCCAAAAAACCAGTCGACAAAGTTAAATTCTTATCAAGCAAGAATTGAGACTGGAAATACGAATGAGTTAAGAAACCCTTCATTTGAGGGTTCTCCTTATAACTTAGGATGGACTTGCCCGACCGGAACAATTTCACAAGCTGTTGGACCAGATGGATTTAAAGCACTAGGAATCGTTTCATCAGGAGCTGGTTTTGAATGTAACCAAACCTTCACATCAACAGCAGACCTAAAGGGAACTCTTGCTAGATTCTTTGCAAGAGTTAAAACTTCAGCTCCAAATACTTTTGTTTGTGGTCTAGACGGCGGTTCATTAGCAGGAAATAGAGTCAACTGCCAAAAGGTCAGCTTAACTAGTGCAGATAAAGTCTTCTCTGAGACATCAGGATTCTTTAACTATGGAAACATGGTTTATGGGATTGCTATTTACTCAACAGATACGGCAGCATTCCCGACTGTAATTGATGATGTATCAATGGGTGCTGCTGGGTTAACGACTGCGACGATTCAAAGCGATACTACTTATTCCGCACAAGTTTCTCCAGCAGGCGTGATCTCTCAAGACGTAAAGCCTGGGTGGGTGACTGCATGCACAGTCGGCTCGGGAATCTATAGTTGCCCGATAGTAGGGTTTACTCAGAAGTTGAATTGCTCTGCGAGTGCGACAGGAACTACAAGGATAATCCACTACAATGTAAACTCTAGCACCGCATCTATGATTGTATTTACAGAGGTAAACCCTCCATCGACAGCTATTAACGACGTAGGGCTTTCTATTGTTTGCCAAAAAACAGGAGCAGACTACGCCAACTCTTCAACCTCTGCGATTCTTTCGAGTAATGCTAATTACAGCAGAAGATTATACACTCCGACATTCACAGGTTTCGGAACAGTAACAAATGTCGAATGTTACGAATCGAGAGTTGGCGAATATAATGAGATTGATTGCAAGTGGACAAACGGAACAACAACAGGGGTCGAAGGAAGAATCAGTCTACCGGGAGCAAATGTTGCTCAAACTTTCACTCAAGGAATCAGGCTTGCCGGCGGAGTAATGGCTAACGCATATAGTGCTTCATCCAGATACGGATTATACCCTCTAATCGAATCGGGCGCATCGTACATTACTTTTGGATCTCAAGATACAGCAACAAATGCTCTAACAAAAGCAGTGGGGACACAGACCCTTGCAGGCGCGGCAATGGCATTTACGGCAAGAATCCCCATCGCGGGATGGACTCAATCCCCTATCGCAATCATCCCACTTGCAGAAACAGTTAAGATTCCTGGAACTTCTCAGAATGATAGATTAAAGTTCCGCTTCGGTGCAGCGGGCAATGTCGGAAATATATGTACTGGGGGTACGTGCGGCTTACAAACTCCTCCCGGATCCACAATGATTAACAACGTAGCGTTCTCATCTTTAGGGACTTACGGAATAACTCTTAACAGAACTTATTCTTACGTAGTTTGTGACGGTATTGGGTTCGCTGCGGGAGTAAGCGCGACAGTAGCTCCGCCAGTGTCTTGTAGCGGCTGCAGTGCCTTGAACATCTCGTTTACTAACGCGGGCACAGGAGCGTTGCAAAACTCCAACGGTTCGATCGACTGCCAGGGAACCTACTAAATGATTTACGAACGTGAAATTCTGAAAGGGTTTTTATTGGTAGTTCTGATTTTTGGATGCTCTCAGGGTACCCAACAAGAAATTAAACCAGTGATGCCTACAGATATAGTTAAAAACAAGGAATAAAAATGAAGCTACTAATCTTAATCATTGCCACTTTTTTTCTACAAGCATGTTCACATGCTCCAATGAAAAACTGCGAAGAGCGTGAGGGTATTTTCTTTAACTGTGAAGATATTTAGGAGTGTTTTAAATGTGGCAAGCAATAAAAAACTGGATTAAAAACAAGCTAACTCCTGCCAAGCCTTTGAAACCAGCACCAGAGGTTATTAAGCCAACTGAGCCGATTCCAGAAATTCCAAATCAAGAGGAAGTAGACAATTTTCCTATTGATAAGAATCTTAAAATTGCCTTAATTCGTGGTCACGGGTCAGAGGACTCAGGGGCAATTGGAAATGGCACCAGTGAGGTAGAGTATAATACCTGGATCATGGACTACGTTTCTAAGAAAACAAGAAGAAATGTTAAATTATTCTATGGAAAGAAGAGCCTAGATACAGTTTATAAAGCTGTTTTGTGGGCACCAGATATTTCGATACAGCTTCATTTAAATTCTTTCAACGGCACAGCCAATGGCTGTGAAGTCTTAGTCTTAAGTGGAGACACTAGGTCATATTCGCTCGCTGAAAAATTTGCTAAAGAATTTACTCAAGAATTTGGAAGAACCCTAAGAAGACCAGAGGCAAAAGGTAAAAAAATCTTATCTTCTGCTGATAGAGGAGCAGCTTCACTAAGAGCAGCACCTAAAGGTGTTAAGATTCTAGTTGAGCCATTTTTCATAGACAACAAAAATGACTTTGTATCAAAAGAAGAATACGCTAAATTTTTAACTAAATTTGTGGATAATATCTAATGAAGTTGTGCCATAATTTAAAGAAAAGGGAAAAATATGCTGTCATGGATGATAACGCATTATAAGGCTACAATAGCAATTATGACTGGGATTTTAACGAGTATTGTGGTGCCCACTTGGTTTTTTGCCATAGGAATGATTGTAAAGATCGACACAACAGTAGCATCAATAACTGAGCATAACTTAAGAATTATCAAACTAGAGGAAGCGGTTTATAGAAGTGAAGAAAGCAATAAGAGAATTGAGGGATATCTTCAAAGAATTGAAGAGCGTGAATATCAAGAATTGAAAGCTGCTAGACAATTTCGTCAAGCACATAATAAGGAAGTTAAATAATGGACGTATTAGTTAAAAAGGCACTAGACTGTGTAGATTTAAACGGATTAACAGACATCTTAATTGATGATGTTATCGAAGCTGCAATCTTAAAAGCAGTAGCAAAATCAGAAACAAAAATTGATGATGCAGTTGTTGGAATGTTACTCCCAATCGTAAAAGTTGAAGCTAAGAAATTGATCAAAGCTAAGATTGCTGAGTTAAAAGCGTAATGTCCTTAACCGGAAAATACGACTTTAAAGGGATTCAAGATAAGGGTGCCAGAGGCTTAAAGCTGGCACTTGCTTCTACTCCATATACAGCTTGGCTTGCAAAGGCCCCAGGTATTGATAACCTTCTTGAGCCATTGGTAAATTGGCTTGCAAATAACGGACTAGTTCTTTTAAATGTTGGTGCAATTGTAGTTAACGGAAAGGTAGATCAAAACAAGCTTGATGAGGCTCTCGATGCAGGCATCAAGGAAGTTGAGCTTCCAGGAAATACAATAACCCCAGAAAGAGCCAAGGAGATAGATGATGAAGTCATCAAAGCTGCTGATAGTGCTTTGCCTTATACTCGCTAGCTGTGGGTCTATGGAAATTGCCGACATTGGACCAATGGTTACTTTACCAGCCTCAGGAGATTGCTACCAGGTAACAGTTTTAACTCGTAAGAAAACAAGATATCCGAAAGCTAAATGTGATGACATTAAAAAGCGTGGAATTATTTTGACATCTGAAGACTGGAAAAAGCAAAGAGTCTCAATCGAGAAAAACTGCCAACTTCAAAAATGTAAACAACTAGTGGGTGCATTTGATTCTCTTTTCTTAATAATTGATCAATCATTGCAGAAACTCCCATAATAATTTAAACTATTCTCAGGAGAAATATATTATGGCGAATTATACACCTTATGGAAGCGATAAGTACTCTTTGCTTGGAGATATGCAATTTCAAAATGCATTTGCACCGAAACAAGAACTGGCGGCTGCACCTCAAGCAGCGGCTGAAGAGCCATTTCTATCCAACTCAACAGCTATGGCCGGAGTTAAAGGCGCTCAGGCTGGTGGATTATCTGGTGCTTTAATGTCGGGAGGAATCAGCTCTCTATTAACCTCAGGGGCAGCAGCCGGTGGACCTTATGCCATTGCTGGTGGACTTCTTCTTTCAGAATTAGAGGCAGCTCAAAGAGCTAAGGCAGAACAAGAAGCTCAAGAGATTGCCAATGAAAAAAACAGAAGATCAAATATGCAAAATGTTCTACAGCAAAATGCAAGGACAACATTTAAAGTATGAGAAATGTAAAATTCCTTATTAGCGAAGCAAGAGAAAACACAAATACAGTAGACAATGAATCTATTCCTAACAGTCTTTGTGTGGCCCTTTTAAATAGATCATTAAACTATCTTATTTCTGAGCTGTATAAAAGAAATAACAATATCAGAATGTTTCCCAAGGAAGTTCTTTTGCCTTCTACGACAGGAACAAGAGAGTACACTCTTCCTTGGGACGTTTACACTACCAATGGAATTATTAACGTTAGATTTGAAAGCAATGGATACAACTCATTTCTTGATCAACTGTCTGACAAAAATAGAACCAATAGAGCTGGATATGTGATCATTGGTAATAAAATTATTATCAATCCAATCCCAGTTACTTATGGAAATTTCTATGTAAAATACAATGCAAAAACTCCTTTATTCGCTCTTGTTGCGGGAACAATTAATGCCGTATCTGCAAATACGTCAATCACTGCATCTGATATTTCTGCCACTTTCGATGATACAACCGAATGGATGTGCGTAGTCGACAAGTTTGGAAATATCATTAAAGATCGAATTGAAGTAATTCAAACAGGAACTACATTTTCAGTTTCAGATACGGACGGAATAACTACTGGTATGTTTATCGTATCAGGTTATTATGCCACTACCCACTGTCCATTAGCAGATGAACTTGAACCAATTTTAATCAATATGCTTGAAGTTCTAATTAATGCAAGACTATCTAGCACTGACTTGCCAATCTCAGATGCAATCTCATCAGCTCAAATGGATTCTCTCGTTGAAACATTCAGCTCTAACGTATCTGACCCTATTGTTCCTCCTATCTTGGAGTTTAGAGAATGGGTTTAAAATTATTTGGCGTTGGTGGAATTGATCAGAAGTCTAATAATCTTCTTCGTGATCCGATGGATTTGGTTGATGCTAGAAACGTCATGGCCAGCATTGATAATGAATATATCAAAAGACCTGGGACGGATGAGGACACTACTTTCACGGATGATGACTATAATGACATGATCTTTATCAAGTCACTAAATCAGTATTTCCATAGATATAATGGAGATTATTTTACCTATGAAAACGGAGTCAAGAGTCAAGTTGTAAAATACGCTGATCCGACGACTGGGGATTCTAACATTTCCCTTGCTGAATACTTAAACACAGCTATTTTTACTCACGAAGAAAATCAGAACTTTACTGCTAAGTATGATGGGCAAGCAATTTATAGAGCAGGTTTACCAGTGCCATTACTCGGCACAGTTCAGTCAGGCTCAGTAAAAAATGGTTTTATGTTAGCATTCTATGACTTCATAGACGCTCAGGATAATCAACTATTCGGACCCGCACAGATAACTCCAGTGACAAGTGAGGATCAAGCGCTGTCCATTCCTACGTTTAAAGACACTGGATTCTATGGTGGATATATCGTCCCCTCTGCTTTTCCAATTCAAATGGATGACACCTCTCTCGCAAATAGAACAATTTCATACTCAGCAATTTCACCAGATATTAAAGTTGGAAGCAGAATACCTGTTAGACCGGGTTCTAATATTGGAATTTATAAATTCAATGGGACCACTTACGATACATTAAACTTCTTTAGCCATGTCATGTTGGTTATTGAGTCAATGACTGGATCTACCATAGTCTTTACAGCATTGAGTTTAAAGGATATTAATATTATTCCAATGTTATTAGTTGGAAAAAATATGCATGGGGCACTTGCTCTAAGAGTTTATTTCTCTACAAATGAAACTACAGGATACACAAATCAGAACCTTATCACGCTCGACAGCAGAACTGCTACTCAAGCAAACTCAACAAGTTTAGGCAACATCAGCAATAATCTATTGAGCGATGTTTACGATATTACCACTTCAAAGTTAAGACCTCCAAAGTGCAAATATCTTTACACTTATGGATACCAACTAGTCTGTGCCCCTGCTATTTCATTCTATGATTTTCTAAACAGAGAAACTCTTTACACCAATAACGACCTCGTTATGTACTCCGATGTCTCAACTGGAGATTTAGGAGAAAACTTCTCCGAAGGTAATAGGCAATTAATTGGTAATACTTACGATGGGTACCTTACTGGATTAGCGAGAGTAAAGGATTCAATTATTGCCACTAAAAATAGATCAATCTGGGCACTTGATGGAATCTTGATTCCAGGGCAATATGCCTTAAGAAAGATTGAAACTAACCAAATTGGCTGTATATCTGCTAAATCTCTCCTTGAGATTGACTCAGCAATTATGTTTCAAGGGCAAGATGGAATTTATGCGACTGATGGATATAAATGTGAAAAAGTCTCTGAAAAACTAGATCCATTTTTTAGAACAATTAATCCGCTACTGACCAGATCAGTAATGAATAATGACTTTGATCAGTATTTATTCTGGACAGATCAGGCCATAGTCGTATTCGATTATCACTATAAGAAAATCTATCTATGGGACTCTATTGATGCCTCTAAAGGAATAACAGTCGATAATGAACTATCTATTAGATTCTTCTCTGCACTTAAATCGACTAAATTCCAGACAGATTTAAACGACTCTGGTGTGGCAATTGATGCCTACATCAGATCAGCTTGGCATGATCTAGGTGAACCTGGACTACTTAAGAAAGCGACATTCCTAAGGATATACGCCTTTAAGAACGTGCTTCAAAAGATATCTTTAAAGTACTTCTTAGATTGGGATGAGACCAAATTTAAGGGGCCATTTGAATTTGATATGGACTCCGTAACAGTTAAGAGAAATCTTGATGTTATCCAAAATCAGTCATTCTCATTTGAGTTTAGAAATAATGAAATTGATCAAGATCTTAACATTAGCGGATATGAGGTAAACACAGCAGTGATTCAAGAAAGAGATAAGAATGTTAAGTAAATTTAAGTTACCTTATGCTAGAAGCAAAGATGACTTATTAGACTACTATAACTACATGGCAAAAACCCTGAATCAACAGCTCGACGGTGAAAAGTTTAATTTGATTCAAGACTTATCTCAATTAATGGACTCAATGAATAAGATGGCAGCTTCACTAAATAGTAGAAAAATTCTGTATATGAATCTACAATATATAGATAAAGAGAGTGATTTAATGGATAAATTTAATTGGGCCGTAAAAGTAATTAACAGCTCAAAAGGATAAGGATATGGGATTTTTTAGAGATTTAGTAGACACTGGAACTTCAATTGCAACAGGTGGAATGTATTCAACTGGTGGAAATGGATTGCTTCAAGGTGGAAATCCAATTGATGCACTAACAGGAAATATTACTAAAGGTGCGTCTAACGTAAAAGATCTTTACAATAGTACAAAATCAAACCCTGCTGATCCAAACGCTGGCATGGCCGCCAATAATTCGTTAACAATGGCACAAGCAAGACAAAGAGCATCTGATAAGCAAAAACAATTCTACGGATCAAGCCTTGATAATTTAGGTCAAGAATCTACTGATTATGCAAATAGGACAAAAGCAAATTTAGATAAAAATGTAGCCGAAGCTGATTTGTACAATCAACAAGCAGGACAACAGCGTGCTCTTGATAATGCTAGAGCAGGACTCTCTGGTGTTGATACTTCAGCAATGAATGAGCAGTCACGCAGAAACGCTTCCTTTGGAGCTGCTGCAATTAACGAGAGTGCAAAAAGAAATGCTCTTGATCTTTACGGACAATCAATTTCAAATAGAATTACAGGAGCAAATACAATTGACACTCAAGAGCAGGCGCTAGGTATCGCTTCTCTTCAGCAGCCAGTGGCACAAGCGTCTAGTAATGGTGGAATTTTAAGTTCAATATTTTCAGGGATATTCTAATGGTTAGAGATGAAATTTATAAGACAGAAAATGAGTCCGAAGTGACTATGGATGACTTAACTAAAAAAATGAAAGAAGCCGTTAA